AGGCAGGTAAAGAAATGCCAACGGAAATCTTTGGGGTATTCTCAGAGAATAAGACAACAATAAAAAGGAACAAATAAACATGAACCAAGTAACAGAAAAAAAGAATAATGCATTAGCAGCAAATCTATTTGAAGCTGATGCAAACCAAGGAACTCAAAATATATCGCAAGAAGATCTTGCGTTACCATTCTTAAAGATTTTGGGTCAACTATCTCCAGAGGTAAACAAAAGAGATGGTAAATATGTCGAGGGCGCAGAGCCAGGCAAAATAATAAATACTGTAACTAATGCATTGTATGACACTTTAAATGTCATACCTGTTTTTTACAAAAGACAATACATTGAATGGCAAGACAGAGGTACCAGCAGTGGTGCACCTGTTGCAATTCATGACGCTGACAGTGATATCGTTAATCAAACGACTAGAGATAAATCTTATAAAGATAGACTACCAAATGGTAATTATCTTGATAACACTGCAAGTCATTTTGTATTGACTGTAGGAGACAATCCATCAACAGCGTTGATCTCTATGAAATCTACACAACTTAAAGTTAGTAGAAAATGGAACTCAATGATGATGGGTATTAAAATGCAGGGTAAGAACGGTTTATTTACACCGCCAACTTACAGCCACATTTATAAACTATCTACGACTCAGATGTCTAACGACAAAGGAACGTGGTTTGGTTGGGATGTATCTAAAGTTGGTCCTGTAGAAAATGCAGATCTTTATGGCACAGCAAAAGCTTTTGCTGAATCTGTGGGTAAAGGTGAGGTGCAAGCTAAACACGGTACAGAAGAGAAAACTAACTCTCCTTACTAATCGAATCCTAGGTAGTGGGCGTCGAAGCGAGAGTGGAAACGCCCGCGAAAATTAATTGTATATTTATTATGGTAGAAAAATTTAGAAAGATATTTAAAGGTTTGGAAGAAAGATTCGGGTACCATGTACTTGATCAAAGTAATGGTAACGGTAAAAAATCTGGTACTTCATTTACATCTTCTTATGCACATACAGAAGAAATGTGGAAAGCACATCTAGAAGGCATTAAGTTTAGTGTTAAAACAAAAACAAAAATTATAGAAGCAGATAGTTTAGGTCTTTGTCCTATTACAAGTGACAGTAAATGTACTTGGGGTGCAATAGATTTAGATGAATATAAACCTGACGTAAAAGAATTATATAAAAAAATAAAAAGTTTGAATGTACCTGTAATACCATTTAAATCTAAAAGCGGTGGTATACACGTTTACATATTCTTAACAGAAGAAGTCCCTGCATTATTATTAAGAGAAAAATTACATTCAATAAAAAATATATTTGGAGATTGTAAACCAGATAAAATATTTCCTGTGCAAAAATATTTAAACCTTGAAAAAGGTTCAGCAGGTAGTTGGATCAATCTTCCATATCATAACTACAAAAATACTGTGAGGTATATGATAAAGGAGGATGGCTCTGGGGCCACCCTGGAAGAGTTCTTTGAACACTATGAAAGAAATACAGTCACTCCCAAACAACTCAAAACATTAAAATCAAACATAGACGAAGGAGACTCTGGAGAATGGTTCCAAGATGGTCCTCCTTGTATGCAAGCACTTGCAAAATTTGGTGTACCTAAAAGTCAAAGAAACGAAGTTCTATTAGATATGACTAGGTATGTAAAACAAAGATACCCTGAAGATTGGAAAGATAAAACTTTAGAATATAATAAACAATTTTTTGAACCTAAAGGAAAAGGTATGGGTTTTAGTGAAGTAAGTGGAGTCATAGGTTCTAGAGAGAAAAAAGATTATGTATATAGATGTGATCAAGATTGGTTAAAAAGCTATTGTAACAAAGAAGAATGTATTAAAAGAAAGTTTGGTATAAGCGGATCATTAAGTAGTGAGTTAGTGTTAGGTCCTTTATCTTATGTAACATCTAATCCTAAAATTTGGTACTTAGGTTTTAATGGTGAAGAGGTAGGTCTATCATCAAAAGAATTAGTTAAACAGGATCTAGCAAGAGAAGCTGCAACAGAACAAACAGGTAAGACACCACCTAAAATTAAAAATTGGGATATGCAACTACGAGCACTTCAAGAAAAAGCTACAGAGATAGATGCACCAGAAGAAAGTTTACCAACGTTTAGATTAAAAACAAGTTTAGAAAGTTTTTGTTTTAATACTAGAGTGACTAAAGACAAAAAGAAAATATTATTAGGCAGACCTTTTGAAGATGAGTCTTCTATTAAATTTACTTTTGGTGACTTCTTTAAATATATAAAAGCTGATGAATGGAATATTACTCCAGACATTACACACCAAATGTTGAAAAAGATTCCTGGTATTACAAGAGATAAATTTCATATCAAAGAAGGTGTTAAAAGATGGGTGTATGTTTTACACAAAGAACAGTTTGATAGTGAGCCTGAAGTAAAACAAGAAGTCCCAGAGTACGTTAACCAAGAAAAAGAAAGTCCGTTTTAATGTTAGATAAATTTTACAGGCGAAGGTATAAAATATTAGGTGGTCCCGGTTGCGGTAAAACAACTAAGATATTAGAGATTTTAGCTGACTATATTAAAGGAGGCATCAACTTAGATCAAGTTTTATTAATTGGTTTTGCTAAAGCAACAGCACAAGAGCTACAAGCTAGAGTTGTTGAAAAAGGTTTGTTGACAGAGAAACAAGCTGAATCAATTAAAACGATACATAAGTTTTGTTTAGACCATATAGGTAAACACGATATATTAAATTCTAGTGTAAAAAAAGATTTTAAAAAAAGAATGGCTTCTGATCCTGATACTTGGGTTATGCTAGATGATGAAAAGTATGACAGAGATGATGATGTGCCTGCACAATGGACAAAACAAGAAGATAAAAAATTAGCTACATACTATGATATAATAAACAAAGCACATCATAAAATAGGGTTTGACAAAAGACATAAATACAAAGATGATTTAGAAAAAATTATAAGTTACTTTAGAGAAAGTGAAAATGATCTATACAAAAATGTTCATACAGGACAACTAACTTATTTTTATACTAATCTTCAAAAGTTTAAAAGCCAAACAGGTGTTATTGATTTTGATGATATGTTATTAAAAGCTTTATACCCCACAGTAGAATTTCCATCTTATAAGTTAGTACTAGTTGATGAAGTTCAAGATCTTTCAAAACTAGAATGGCAAGTTATATCTAAGGTGGCAGAAAAAACTGAGGAGTTATTTTTAGTTGGTGATGATGATCAAGCTATATATGGATGGAAAGGATCTGACGTAAAAATTTTTCAAAAATGGCCTTGTAAAAAAGAAAACGTTACACGTTTAGAAACATCTTATAGGCTTCCAGGAAAGATATATGATTTTGCTTTAAGTATAAGAGATGAAATAAGATATAGGTTGGGTAATGAATTTACTTGTCATAAAAGAATACACCCAGAAAATAAAGACGAAGGACATATCTCCTATATAAATGGTTTAGATGAAATAGAAGGTTTAGATGAAGAATCTGAAATAATTCTTTGTGCAAGAGCTAATACTCTTCTTAGACCTTATGCTGAATTTTTAAAAGAAAATAATTTAATATGGTTAGAAAAATCACAGAGTCTGGATGATAGAGGTAAGTTTAAAAGTTCTTTCCCAGATAATTGTAAAAAAGTAATAGAATATTGGAATACTTTGCAAGAAGGGGGTTCAATACAAGGGAAACATTATATCAGTATGGTAAAAAATATAAACAAAGATTTTATATCTGATCGTAAAAAAACTGCACTTATAAATAAAGACACATCTTTTCCAGAACTGTATACTGAGGAGCTTTTTTCTTACGAACAATTAAAAGAAAAATATTATCTCAATGCTCCTTTAGAAGAAATGTGGTATGAGATTTTTTATTTTGATACAACAAGAGTTCAATCAGCTAAAAAACCTAAAGCTATATTTAAAGATAGAGAAGATTTCAACGATTATCTAAAAAATTGTTGGGAGAAAAATAAAAATTTAACGACTAACATTACATTATCAACAATTCATGGGGTGAAAGGAAGAGAAGCTGACAAAGTAGTCTTAGCTGTTGAGTGGGGTTTTTCATTAAATGCATATAATAAAGGAAATCAACAAGACGAAGACGAGGAAATTAGGGCTTGTTATGTAGGTGTTACTAGAGCTAAAAAAGAACTGTATTTATTTGAACCTCCAGGACAATATAAACATCCTTTTCCATTATTACAAACTTACTTAGGAGAAAAATATGACGGATAAAAATATGTTAGAGGAAGCTTTTCCTCAAGACAAACAAATTGGAGGGTCTCACTACAAAGACTTTTACATTCAACCATACGAATTTATTTCTAAAAATAATCTTTCGTTCTTTCAGGGCAACGTTGTGAAATATGTTTGTAGATATTTATACAAAAATGGTGTAGAAGATTTAGAGAAGATCAAACACTATTGTGATCTAGAAATTAAAAAGATGAAAGATACAAAATGATACAAAAACCTTTATTCACTGCACAGACAGAATGGTTTCCACCAGATGATTTTCCAGATTTATCTAAGTATGATGAGATAGCTATCGACTTAGAAACTAAGGACCCAGATTTAAAAACAAAAGGTTCTTCATCAATGAGAGGACAAGGGGATGTAGTTGGTATTGCAGTAGCTGTTAAAGATTGGTCTGGTTATTATCCTATCGCACATGAATCAGGTCCCAACATGGAAAGAAAAAAAGTTCTTGGTTGGTTTCAAGATGTACTTAAAACAAAAGCAGATAAAGTATTT